TATGTGAAGGTTAACTGGCAGGAATTGCGCGTACTGGCCATATACGCACGCAGGTGGGCCGATACGTTCGATAGGCGGCCGCTCGGAAACCTGCAGGCCATTACAGTCCTCGAAAACATACTCAAGCGACTCGAGCGCTACAAACCACCGGGAGCAGATCCGCTGGACGGAACACCAAAGGTTAATCCAAAAGAGCTACCACTCCCCTCGCCTTATTTTAAAAAACTTAATCCACCAAGAGACACACTATGAGCGACACACAAAACGAAGTAGTACAAGAGCAGAACCAGGGACGCACGATGACCATCGTGAATGAGAAGCCGCCAATTTATGAAAAGGCGCACCTGGCATTCGACATCGATGACAGCGAAACTGTATACACGTACGGCGATAAGCTATACAACCCAGCAGGCCTACAAATTGGCCAGGACCTCATCGAGCACGAAAGCACACACATGCTGCAGCAGAAAGAACTCGGAGAAAACGGCCCAGCAATATGGTGGGACAAGTACCTCAACGATAAAGCGTTCAGAGAGGCGGAGGAAATCGAAGCATACGGCCGACAGTATGCGTACTACCGCACCAAGCAGAAAGACCGCAACACATGCGCGAAGTACCTATCGCAGCTCGCAATGTTTCTATCAAGCAAACTCTACAAACTGGATATCAGTTACGGCGAAGCGTTGAAAGCGATCAGAGAGGAATCGGACGCAAACCTAACTAGCAAAAGACGATGATAGTGGCGTTCTCATGGGTGCTCGCACTTACGTCGATATGGTGCACATTCCTACAAGGGAACCGCGGGGGGCTCGGATGGGCGCTAGGGTTCGGAAACACAATACTCTGGATCTTATACAGCGTGCTGACGAAACAATGGGCATTCATACCACTCAACATAGTGCTCGCCGCCGTACAAATAAGAAACTTTGTTAAAAACAATGAAGTATGAACACGGCAAAGCATTCACAAGCGAGATAGAGCAGTCGAAGCAACTGCCACCGTTTGACTACCCAATACCAGATGAACGCACCAACCAGTACATGCTAGACAGACTGAACACCAAGACATTCGAGAGAGAAGAACGGCAGCAGAAGCAGGTAGTGGAGGGGTAGAAGATACACGGAAATCAAGAATACCGATGTAGATTTTAGAAAAAAGGGTATAATTAAAGAAATAACAAGTAATTCTAAGGGAAAAGACAAAGCGATATGAGCGAAAGAATCCACACAAACTCACAAAAAACACGCCCCTATAAGGCAAACATTTATCACGAATTCATCGCGTGGTATTCTTTGCCGCACAAGGAGCGAGTAAACTTCGGGATTGAGAACCAGGACCAATTCGCAGAGATTTATAAAGTTAGTCCAAACACACTCAGCGAGTGGAAAAAGCGCCCGGACTTTGAACGGAGAACGGATGAACTGCTCATGGAGCTGGGCAAATCAAAAACGGTTGACGTTGTGCAGGGTATGTACATGTCGGCCGTTAAAGGAAACCCAATGAGCCAGATGCTATGGCTGCAGTACTTCAAGAAATTCAACCCAAAGGCAGCAGAGACGCAAAACGAAAACAAGGTCGAAATCACAATCAACGACATCCGGTTTTTGATTGAAGCATTACCAGAACCCCTAAAGAAAAAGCACTATGCAAATCTCAGAGAACTCCTTGACGACAGTGCAGCCATTAACACTGCAATCGACGAAGGAGAAGTACCAGACGGTATACGCCTCCTTGCGGAGAGCAATCGGGTCGATGGATTTGAGGATACAGTACCAGGAGAAACCGATCACGATGCACAAGTCGTTCACGGGCAAGGAACCAATGCGCTGGCCCGCCGTTATTCGGAACGCGTATGCGACCATTTGGAGCGGAAAGCATCCTCGAGTAATCATCAAAGCGCCGCGTGGAGGTGGCAAGAGTAAGCTACTCGGGACGGTCGGATTCGATTATTGGTTTTTGAAACGACGCAAGGTAGTGAACATGGGAGGATCGGCGGTCCAGGCCACGATCGTGTATGACTATTTTAAAAATTACTGCGATATTGACGCAAGCATCGCAACAACCATAGCCGGGAAACCAAAGGCAATGATGACGCGCGCGGAGGACGGTCACTACTTCTCCAGCGTTACAGCATCAACAAAACAGACCCGAGGAAAACACCCGGACGTTTTCATATCAGACGAGACATGCGAAACCAGCGACGAGCTCATACACTCAGCGCTGCCAATGGTGGACTCAAGCCAGAACCCGTTGGTAATCATGGCCAGCACGTTCCATAAAATTTATGGGATATTTCAAGAGACATGGGACGCTGCAGAGGAGCGTGGATACAAACGCATACAATGGGACATCTTCGACGTATGCAAACCATTCCACCCCGACATTTGGGAGAGAGCAGACATCAAGAAAATAGCCGGTATAGAAAAACTAAAAGCACATGCGCGCGGACGCACAGGCGACCCAGACGGATGGGTACCGATCGCAAACGTGATCCAGGCATGGAGAGAAAAGCCGACAGAGGACTGGTTCGAGGTTGAATACTTGGGAAGCAGACCGAGCGCCGCGGGACTGGTGCTCAAACCAGAGGATGTTGACAGAGCAATGTTCGACATCACGCAAGATAGTGTGTATAATTATATTAAGGGAGCAACGTGCGTGCTCGGCATCGACTGGGGATTCTCATCGATGACAGCAGTCACGGAATTCATGGCACACCTTAACCAAGTAGTCGTGATGCTCGATAATAAAAATTATCACCAGACATCGAGCGACGACATCATAAAGGAAGTGGTCGAGAAAGTAAGGGCACACGGTATACGTTTTATTTACGCCGACAGCGCCGGAAAGTTCGAGAACGTGGCGCTGCAGAATGCACTCGCTAAAGAAGGACTGGCCTGCAAGGTTGTCGAGGTAGTGTTCTCGAAAGAGAAGGAAGGCATGCTCGGAAACTTTCGCGCACACTTTGAACAGGAGAAAATAAAAATACCGCGTCGCATATTCAGAAACGGAGAGTGGTTCCCAAACTTGGAAGCATACTGGCAGTACAAACGATACCGATACCAGGAAGGCACCGACAAGCCAGTAAAGAAAGACGACCACATCCCCGACTCAACCATGTGTGCATTGCAACACTTCAAACTAGGAACATTTGCCCGGCCGATCACGCTGCAGAAAACAGCAGAGACAAAACGAGACAAGGTAACACAAAAGGAAAAGCAACAGGCAGCGAAGCCGATCACCGCTGGATTATTAAAAAAACAATTCTAACTAAAAATGGAAATACTAGGATTTGAAATAAAGAGGTCAATGAAAGCTGCCGAAACAGGTAGCGTTGTTAGCGTTCCAAACACACAACAGAACACAAAGCCGTCAATACCACTCAAGCGGTCCATTCCGACTGCAGAGATTGGAGATGCCGGCACGCGCATGATGCACGGCGTAATCGCGGACGACTACAACCCAAACCTCCAGGGAATCCAGGGTATCAAGGTATACGACGAAATGCGCCGAAGCGACGGAACGGTCCGAGCAGCAATGCTTGTGACAACACTTCCGATCCGCAGAGCAAAGTGGTTCGTTAACCCAGCAACAGACGACCAGAAAGACAAAGACATCGCAAACTTTATCGAACATGCAATTTTCGACTGGCTCGATATTTCATGGGACGACGTAATCAGACAGGCGCTCCTCATGGTGCCTTTTGGCGTTATGGTCTTTGAGAAGGTATACGGCACAAAGGAGCACGAAGGAAAAACATACGTGACACTTTCAAAGCTCGCTCCCCGACTACCGAAAAGCATTCAGCAATGGGAACTAACCGACGGTACGTTTGGTATCCAGCAGATCCGCCAGGACGGACAGTCAGCACAGATCCCGGGAAGCAAACTTTTGATATTTGTAAACGAGCGCGAAGGAGACAACTGGTTCGGGACATCAATGCTGCGCCCGGCATACAAGCATTGGTACTACAAAAACAATTTTTATAAAATCGACGCATTGGCATTCGAACGCCAGGGTTTAGGCGTGCCGATAATCAAAATGCCAGCGGGGTACACCGTGACTGACGAACAGAAGGCAATCCAGGCAGCGCAGAACCTCCGAGCAAACGAAAGCGCATACATGATATTGCCGCCTGACTATACCGCGGAGTTTATGGACATGGGTTCAGGAACGACACGCGACCCACAGAACAGCATCAACCACCACAACAAGGAAATATTGCAGAGCGTCCTGGCACAGTTCCTCGAGCTTGGCCAGACATCAAGCGGTGGAAGCCGAGCGCTTTCAGAGGACCACAGCGACCTATTCCTCAAGGCAATGGAGGCGGTAGCAAACACAATCTCATCAGAAATAAACAAGAACCTTATCCCGGAATTGGTCGACATGAACTTTGACGGGGTAACTGTCTACCCGATTATCGATTACTCAGGCATTGCACGCATAGACGTAGCAGGATTAGCAACGGCCTACAGCTCGCTGGTTACGGCAGGAGCGCTCAAACCGATCGCAGACGACGAACAGTACATTCGTGCAGCTATGGGCCTTCCAGCGCGAACACAGGACGACGACATCGAGGACGATCCAAACAACAAGGACAAGCAGGACGGCATAGACATCGACGTACCGGCCGGAGACGACCAGGAGGACATCGATGAGGGCGAACCAGCAGACGATACAGAGGAGGTAGAGGACGGCATGGATAACGCCGAGGAGGACAAACCTACTGCAGCAGATAACGCCGAAACAACCGAAACGACAGGAAAAAAGAAATCACAGGTTGACAAAGTAGCGGCATCACACACACACCACAAAGCAAAACGCACCTTTGCAGCCGGAGACGGATTCATGTCATGGCGACCGCTTACGTTTGCAGAAAAGAAAGTCAGCTGGGAGAACATTCAGAACACAATGGGAGAGCTCGACGACAGCTTCACACAGGAAGCCAAGGACGCACTCAACGCGAGCAAGGACGTGTTCATGAAAAAGCTGCATGCTGCAATCGAGGACAATGACCTAAAAGCAATATCAGACCTCGAGATCAAATTCATTGCGGAATACAAATCAATCCTGAAGGACGCAATGAAAAAGGCATACGAATACGGCAAGAGCAATGCATCGAAGGAAATGGGCGTACCAACACCACCGAATAGCGCATCGTCATTGGCCGCGATTGACCTCCAGGCAGACACGATCGCAAACAAGACGGCAAGTGACATCGAGAGCAAGGCAAAGATAGCAACCAGCAACGCGATCAAGAGTAACAAGAGCAACCTGCAGATTGTCGGAGAGATTGACCTTGTACTGCAGGAAGCAATCGGGAAAGCGGTTGACAGTACCGCAGCAGTAGTCGTCGGCCAGAGCATCAACATCGGCCGCAACGACGTATTCCAAAGAAACACAGCCATGATTTACGCATTGCAGCGAAGCGAAATCCTGGACGAAGTGACGTGCAACTTTTGTTTGTCGATGGACGGACTGATCATCGAGCCCGACGACAAGTGGGCAGCAACAGACATATTCCATGGCGACTGCCGCGGCATATGGGTCGAGATTTTGAAGGACGAGGAAAACCCGCCAGAAATTACCGGAGTGCCGGACAACCTAGGCGACTACTACGGGGGCCAACCAAACGCACTCGTACAACCTCCACGAATTATCAAGCCGAAGTAATCCACAAGGAAAAAAATTTGTAGGGCGCGTATCCAAGTGGTATAATTTATACACACAGAACACTATGACAAAAACATCCTTCACGAAAAGTAAGACCAATGACCGATTCGTCGGAGTATTTCCTTTAGAGTTTGATAATGACGGCAGCAAGTTTAAAGAGAGCGATCCGGCAATCCCGGATGTGATCCACTTGATACCGATCGGCCAATGGGAGCATGACCTCTATGGCCCGATAATCATTACCAGCTCTGATATCAGGGAGTTCGTCCAAAACTTCAACGCTGGTGTCAGAAAGGGAGTATTTATCACCGCAGGTCACGAAGGCTGGGAAGAACTTCCAGCAGTCGGATGGATCAGCAAAGTCGAAGCGCGCAACGATGGACTCTGGGGAACGGTTGCATGGAATAAGCTCGGGACAGACACACTGAGCGACAAGCAATACAAGTACTTTAGCCCGGAATTGTGCCGCGACTACGAGGATCCACAAACACACCAACTGTATCGAAACGTACTCACGGGAGGAGCGCTCACGAAGTCACCATACTTCAAGGAGCTCGAAGCGATCGTCTTCTCGGAGCCGAAATTAAAAACTAAGTTCAACGAGAACAACAACACTATGACAAAAACACTCGAAGAAATCTTGGCAATTGCAGACATCTCAACTTTGACCGACGAGGACAAAGCGACATTGAAAGCAAACGCCGACAAGCTCACAGATGAGCAAAAAGTGCAGTACACCTCAATCATCGATGCACCAGCAGAAGGCGAAGCAGAGACAGATGAGGAAAAGGCAGCGCGCGAAGCGAAGGAAGCTGCAGACAAAGAAGCAGCAGACGCAGCGGCAGCAGCTGAAGCGGAAGCAACAGAAGCAGCAGCGCAGAACATGTCCGAAAAAGGCAACGTTGTGATTAGCGCAAGCGAACTCGCAGCACTCCGCGCAAAGGCAGACCAGGGCGCACAGGCGTTCAAGGAGCTCGAAAAAGCAGAGCTCGATGCATCAGTATCCAAACTTACATTCAGTCAAGGTAACAAAGATGGGAAGTTTCTCCCGAAAGCAGGAGCAGCCCTCCGCGCATTCATGGAGACACTCAACAAGGCGCAGCGCGCTAAGTTTTCCGATCTTATGGCTACCGGGTTGCCTAAGAACCAACTTTTTACTGAAGTAGGCCAGGATGGTGCAATGGACAGCACCGCAAAGAACGAACTCGACAGCAAGGTCGACGCGAAAATGAAGGCAGACCCAAAGATGAAGTACTCAGATGCGCTCAAGGCGGTCATGAGTGAAAACAAGGAACTTGCAGAACGCTATAACAGCGAACTTCCTTCAGCACGAAAAGCATAGTTTTATAAACAGTACTTAATTAAACCAACACCATGACACAATCAATTCGAGATTTTGAACGATCATTTGTGTGCGGCTCTGTCTCACTTGCGACAAAGCAGTACTACATCGTCAAGCAGCACACAGGTGGAACAGCGATCCTCGCAGCAGCAGGAACTGACAAACTCATCGGCGTATTGCAGAACAAGCCAGCAGTAGGCGCTGCAGCACTCGTGCGTTTCCTTGGTACATCGAAAGTAGTATCAGGCGGAACCATCAGCGTAGGCGCATGGGTCACATCAGATTCAAACGGTGCAGCAGTAGCGACAACAACCGATAAAGATGTTGTCCTCGGTAAATACCTCGGTGCAGCAGCAGCGGCATCAGGCGACATCATCGAAGTGCAGCTCGGTATCTTCACTTTGTCAGCATAGTCGAACCATTAGAACCTCATAACCAATAAAAAAACACCATGTTAACACAGCAAGATGTCGTCATCGATCCAGCGTTGTCAAATGTGTCTATCAAGTACACAAACGAAACGTTCATCGCTGACAAAATTTTCCCGGTTGTACCGGTCTCGAAGCAGACAGGTAAATACTATGTCTACGACAAAGCAAACCTCCGCATCGACAAGACAAACCGTGCAGCAGGATCAGGTGCGAACGAAATCGACCTCGGACTCTCAACAGTATCATTCGCTTGTGACGACCACGCTCTCAAGAGCTTCGTTGCAGACGAAATCCAGGACCAGGCAGAAGCAGCTCTCAACCCACTCGTGGATGAGACAGAGACAATCACAGAAAAGCTCATGCTCGACCGTGAAAACATTCTCGCTTCATTGATCACGAACACTGCAAACGTCACACAGAACACTACATTGTCAGGAACCTCACAGTGGAGTGACTACTCAAACAGCTCACCGATCGCAGACATCCGCACAGCGCGCACTACGATCCACGCTGCGACGTTTAAGAAGCCAAACACGCTCATCCTTGGCAAGCAGGTGTTCGACATACTCTGCGACCACCCAGAAATCCTCGAGCGCGTGAAGTACTCACAGCTCGGCGTTGTGACTGAAGAACTCTTGGCTCGAATCTTCCAGGTTTCACAGGTTCTCATAGGAGAAGCAGGTGCAAACACTGCAGCAGAAGGCCAAGCAGACAGCTTGAGCTACGTATGGGGTAAGCACGCAGTATTGTGCTACATCGCACCACGCGTAGGCCTCAAGACCCTCACATTCGGCATCACATTCACATACTCACAGCGAGTAGCGAAGCGATGGCGTGACGAGGACCGAGAAGGCACATACGTGCGTATCGGCCAGGACAACTACGTCCACAAGATCGTAGCAGCCGTAGCAGCGTACCTCATCAAGAACGCAATCGAGTAAGCGAACCAGGGCATTTGATACACCGGACTTATGGCAACATGAGTCCGGCAATCAGATGCCCACCACTATCAACCATTAAAAGCGCTCGCCGAAAGGCATGCAGGGGTTCGGAGCCCACGCAATAGCGCAAAATATCTATGGCAAAAGAAGTAAAAGGACTCATCCAGGTGGCACCACAATTCCAGGTAAAGCGCGGCGCAGTAAAATGCGAAAGCGGACTTGCAACGCGTTATATCGCGGCTGCGATTTTTGATACTGCAGCACTTGATAGCTCAGGCGTAGCGAACACAACCATCGCAGCACACGGTCTCGGAGTATACCTACCTACCAAGGCAATCATCACAAACGCATGGGTAGACGTTATAACAACATTCACATCAGCAACAGATGCGGCAACGATCGCGCTTAAAGCACAGAACGCAGGAGATCTAACAGCAGCTCTCGCAATCAGCGATGCATCAAACATTTGGGATGCAGGAATACACGGCTGTCTCCCAGGAAGCTACGCGGAAGCGACAGTAGCAGGAGACACAGCAGTACTCGATGCAGCACGAAAGGCGGCATCGTTTATCAAGCTCACAGCAGAGCGTGAACTCACAGCGACAGTAGCAGTCGAAGCATTGACTGCAGGAAAAGCAGTTATATACGTCGAATACGTAGTCAGCCTTTAATAACAGTTAAGAAAACACACCATGTCAACTTTCCTAAAAGTAAAATCAAACCTCAACCATGACGGCGTGACTTACAAAGTCGGCCAAGTGTTCGAGGCAGAACCAACACAGTTCCAGGCGCTCGTAAACGAAGGCGTACTCGAAGTACTTGCAGCGGAAACATACGAAGCTGCAGTCAAAGAGTCTGCAGCACTCGACCAGAAGGCCAAGGAGGCCGCTGAAACGCCAGAACAGACAGAGCAGAACACTTGGGGCCCAAAGCCGGATCCAACTGATGCAGAAGTAGAAGAAGCAGCGAAAGCTGAAGCAGAAGGTACTACTGAAACGAAGGACGAGGAAAAAGCTCCAGAGTTAACACTCGCAAAATTCAAAGTTCTCAAGGACTTCGAAATCAAAAACCAATCATCGAAAAACTTCGGCAAACACGTTGCCGGAGAGATCCTCGAAGCGGATCCAGTAGCAGCTGAAAAGCTCGTCGAACTCGGAACGCTCGAATTAGTAACTCCTGAAAACGGAGATAACCTCTAACAAACACCATGGCACAAGTAACTCGACCCGTAACCCTTCGTGCATCAGCAGTACTGGCAGCAGTCACAACTGAGTACGGAACCTCATACGAGACATTGCGATCGAGCGGTACGGCAACGGCAACAACAGCGAATAAACTCACGGCATCAGCCGGAGCATTCACTACGGTTGGCGTAGCAGTCGGCGACATCGTGAAAAACACGGTCACAGGAAAATATGCACTCGTTACTGCAGTCGATAGCGCAACAGCGTTGTCACTCGGAGCGGATATTTTCTCAGACACGAACACATACGAGATTTATACCAACCAAGGACTTGAAGTGAGCGGCGAATACAAAGAAGCTGTATTCACGCTCGACGTTACTGCAGCGGCAACCGACGCAGCAGACACCCTGGACGTATACATCGACACTTCATTCGATAACGGTGCAACCTTTGTCAACATTGGCCACTTTACACAGCTCGCCGGAAACGGTGGTGCAAAGCGGTACATCATGGCATTCAAGTCAGCACCGATCGCAGCAAGCAACAGCGTACTAGCTACATCAGACCAGGCTGCGGCCGCAGCATTGCAAATTGGATTCGGAACACGCTTCCGATACCGCGCAACTGAAGCAAACGCAAGTACTGCAGACAGCTCGTACACGTTCTCGCTCAAAGGGTTCTTTAAGAAATAAGATTGTATTTTGATACCTCCCCTATCATGGGGGAGGAAATGAGAATATAATAAAACTATGACCATAGACCCAGCAACAAACTTCGGAATAGCAGAAGCAAGCACAGGCTACGATGCCAGTGCAACTTCAGTCGTCCTGGAAACCGGAACAGGGTCAAAGTTTCCACAACCATCAACAGACGGCGCATTCAACCTTGTATGGTGGAACTTTACTGACTATCCACGACCATCAGACGACCCAAATGTTGAAATCGTACGTGTCACAGCTCGAACCACCGATACGTTGACCGTCACAAGAGGCCAGGAAGGCATCACAGCAACGACAAAGAACACAGCCGGGAAAACATACAAACTCCAGCTTGGACCCACCGCAAAACTCATCTCAGATATCGTGGCAGCACTTGCTACTAAAGAAGAAGCAAGCAATAAAGACATAGACGGTACGTTTGCAGCAGACAGCGACATAAAATATCCATCGCAGAAAGCCGTCAAAACGTACGTGGATACTGGGCTTGGTACTAAGCAGGATACGCTCGGATACACAGCCGAGAATACAGCAAACAGAGGCGCAGCGAATGGATACGCACCGCTCGGAGCAGACTCAAAGATACCAACAAGTTACCTACCTGCTTTGGCAATTACTGACACGTTTGTAGTATCCTCACAGGCAGCAATGCTCGCACTCGACACTCAGATCGGTGATGTTGCGGTGCGTACCGATCTGAATAAGTCATACATCCTTGCCGGCTCGGATCCGACAATACTGGCCAACTGGCAGGAACTTCTTACACCAACTGATACAGTACTCTCAGTAAACGGACTCACAGGTGCGGTTACTTTAACGCTGGGTGTTTCAACTATTGGCACTAAAGATTCTGTTGCTGCATCAGCCAATGGTGCTTCAATTTCAGGAACTACATTGTACATGCAGAGTGCTTCTACTACTGTTCCTGGTCTAGTAAATAATTCCGACCAGTCTTTTTCTGGAAAAAAGATATTTGCCAATACATTAATTGACTCTGCTAGTAACGATATAAACGTATCGAGTGTTTTAACTATTGCAAATACTGCAAACAGTGCAAATGGAATTACTCCAACATCTGGAAGGTTTCTCACACAGGTAACTGACAGCTTTTTACACACAGGAGATTTCTTTATAGGTTCATTTTCTGGATCTTCATATACTGGAACTAACACGCTCGATGTAACTATTGGAGGATATAGCGAGGTGCAGAATGAGTCATCCGGTACGATTTCATTTGCTGCCGGTCTTTCTGGAAGGGTAGGAAATATATCAAGCGGTACTATTACAAATGCATTCGGGTTGCTTATAGATATTGAAAATCTAGCAGGAGGTTCAATATCTACTGGATATGGAGTAAAGATAAACTCTCTTGGTGCCACTACAAATTATGGATTTTATAACGACATTGCTGGTTCAATGGATCGTTTCGTTCGTGTCGGTATTGGTATAGATCCAGCAGCGGCACTTCATGTTACAGAAACATCCGGAAGCGGTACACAACTCCCATTGATTTTGGCAACAGGTGCTTCACATACTGCACTCACAGCATCAACTGAACATACTGAAATAAATTTCAATCTTTCTTCAACAAAACAATTTGCAACAGGAGCTTTGACTATACTACGAGCAATGCGTATCCAAGCTCCTATTTACAGTTTTGTCGGAGCTTCTACGATTCAGAGTGCTGCCACAGTTTCTATTGGCGGTGCTCCAATAAAAGGAACAAATGCAACTCTCAGCAACACTATTGGTCTTTGGATTCAGTCTAACAACGTAGTAGGTGCAGGTGAAGCTGCTGGTTTGTTCGTCGAAGCTCCAACTGGTGGAACACTAAACTATGCAGCCGTATTTGGGCCAGCAGGAACAGCATCAGTTAGATTTAACTCAACCTCAACAGTTGCATTGCAATTCCAAAATGGAAACGGTACAGAAATTAACTTTATTGGAACTGGTAACGGAACAGTCACGCAGAGCAATCTAAATTCAGAACTGGACTTTGCAACAAACGGAGGAGGTATGTACTGGAGTACAAACCTTTTCACAAACATCGCATTTAATATCCAGTCAAACAAGATGTTTATTGGAGCGAATACTGCCGCAACTGCTCTCCTCCATCTCGCTGCAGGTACGGCAGCAGCTAACACTGCACCACTCAAATTCACAACCGGCACAGTCACAACCACGGCCGTAGCGGGGCAAATGGAATATAACAACACCTTCCACCTAACAAACTCCGATGGAACCCGCCGACATGTTATACTTGCTCCAAACGCAACAAAGGTAACTGCCGGAGTGCCCTACCTAAACGACGGATATCTTTTGATCAATGTAGCTGGAACAGACTTCAAAGTAATGACAACCGCTTAATAATTAACCTAAAATCATATGGCAAATACATATAGAAAAGTAGATGATGCGACACTTGAGATTACAAAACCAGTACCGGTAATAGAGCCAGAAAAAGTACAGATCACGCTCGATGAGATTCTAAAAATACGAGCATCGATTGATATATCTGAAGCGGAATATCTAAACTCAGTCGAAACTCAAAAAGCAAAGTACGCCACCGAAAAAGAATACTGGGATACCCTGGCCACAGAAGCAAGGAAGCTCGGTATAAAAACTAGAGCAGACCAAAATTAATGGTATAATATATTTATTAATAACTAAGAGAGTCAACACACATGACAACAGAAGCATCAAAAAAACCTGTCGATTTACAAAAAGTAATAGTAAATCTTAGAGGCGAAACATATCCAATGACATATCCAAGCGAACAGCAAGTCGCAAAGATACAGGAGGAAAAAAAGATCGAACAAGTAAAAATTGCGGATCTCCCAAGAGAAACAATCTTTAATGTTTTAATCAACTGTCTCTCGGCATATGTTGTGCGCGACCGACGTGAGGTATTCCTTATTCAGCAGGTCACAAATTGGATGTTCGATCAGCGCCCGGACAAAAAAGAACTTTACGCACCGCTTGAACAATTCCTACTCAAGAGCGTACTCCCAGACATGACCAATCGAATTGAAAAAGATAAGGACGGAAAGGACGTCGAAAAAGGCCTATACTCTGGATGGGTAATTGCGCAGGTTTACCATGAATTTGGAGTCGAGGAATAGCCATGTCTTACGGCGATGATTACTATGGCGGTGTAGATTATGGGAGTCAAACTGGAAGTACCGTATCTATATTAGTACGCAAGGTAGTAGAGAAAGTAGTGCTCCTAACAAGGAACATTTATACGCGACTCTTTACCAAAAAAAATAAGATGCCGACACTCACAGTGCAAAACAATACAGCAACGCGACTCACCACGAACATAGATAAAAAGCCGACGTTGACTACGAAAAATGGTATAATAAAACTATGAAAACACTCACAGCACCAACTGAGGAATTCGTAAGAACCGAACGAGCAAACCTCGCAGCGGACGCAACGCCTGGCACCGATAAAACACTCGTGCTGACAAACAACACCGGACTTGCAGACGGTGACTTTGTCGTTGTAGGCCGTGAAGGCAGCGAGACAGCAGAGCTCTGCCGAATCAATAATGCGGTAACACTAGGAACCGACATACGAGTTGCGACACTAAGACGAAGCCACGGAGCAGACGAACCAATTACAAAATATACATACGACAAGCGCAAATTTTACGGATCCACTACGGAGGGCGGATCATATACGCAGCTCACCGGAGATGGATCCCCTGTCGATATTTCAGTAAACGATCCGCAAGGTACTTCGCTCGAATACTCAGGCGACACATATACGTATTTCAAAGCAACATACTACAACAGCCAGACCGCTGTCGAGACAAACATTATCGACTCCGATGCGGTCCAGGGCGACCAGACAAGCCGCTATACAACGCTCCACAAGATCCGCGTTCAGGCTGGACTAACAAAAAACCCATACATCACGGACGATACACTCGAGACGTACCGCAAGCGTGCAGAGAATGAAGTTAACAGCTACATATACGCAAGGTACGTCCTTCCGCTTGTAAACACAGAAAGCACAGTAGAGATACCATTCATCATAGAGAACGCAACCACACTCCTCGCAGCAGGGTACATGGACTATCAGGAGTTCGGAGCCGAGGGAGAGGGCGTCAAATGGCTTGGAGAAGCGCGTGGCTTGCTCAAAGCGATACAGGACGGTCGACAGCGACTGATTGATTCAACCGGTAGCGAGTTCCCGGAAAAGACGCTCATGCAGGGAATCAACAGCTACCCAGACCAGGTCGATAATAGAAACGGACCGGCGCGAGTGTTTACCATGAAGCAAAGGTTCTAGGCCACTATGTCAGGACAACAAATCAGCTGGTCAATCGAAGGAGAAAAGCAACTGAGTCGACGGCTTCAAATCATGTCCGAGAAGGTAAAGAACTGGACACCGGCATTTCAAGAAGCAGCCATCACACTTAAAAACGTTTTTAGCCAGGATGTATTCTCGAGTGAGGGATCGATCATAAACGAAAGCTGGAGCCCGCTGAAGCAAGCATACGCGTTGCAGAAGGCAAAAAAATATCCAGGTAAAGGAATACTCGAAGCCACAGGGGCAATGCGGAATGGGTTCATGACACTCTGGCGGCCAGACATGGCGAAGGTTTGGAACGATATTGCATACTTTAAATACCACCAAAGCAACAAAGCAAGATCATCCAATCTCCCGCGGCGCGTCATGATGAAACTCGGAGACGACCAGAGAGAACAGGTTGTCAAAATCTTCCACACTTATTTCCAAAAAGCAGTAAACGGATAAAAAATATATGGAACCACAATCAGTACTATACATAGATCCCGTACTCAAAAAGTACGGCGACCTCATAAAGCAGAATTGCAAGGCGGTCAAAACCGTCTACTATGGCGATCCGGTAAGGGTACCATCAAGCAACCTGCCAGCCCTTGTGTTGGCGAAACTCGATACCAGGGTGCGTAAATTAACCAGCGCCGAGGACCAGCACGACATCCATATTTCATTCACTTTGATCACCGACATTAGAGATACAATCAGCGATGAAAAGACATTAGCACCTGGTACCAATTCATTGTATAATATGATGGAAGGACGCAACGACGACTATACGCTCAAAAGCGAATCGATCCTAAACGTCCTACGGCACAACATCGACGTGGACCCACAAGTGAACCTGCGAACAGACCTCGAGTCAGTAACCAGCGTTGACTACGGAATCACAGTCGGGAAGCGTGGCGCAGAATCGTTCGCAACAGAAGCGGTCGTAAGTATTATTGCAAACTTTAACCAAATAAGATAACCAATGACAAAAGTAATAAGCACAAAAAGCATATCATTCCCGTCACTCGATTGGGGCATCACCGCAGGCGTAGAGACAGAACTGCCAGAGAGCAAGGAAGCACAGGAACGTATCCTACAGGAAAGTGAGATCACAATAGTCGAAAAGATTAAAAGTAACCCGCTCGAAAAGAGCAAATAAAACACCATGGCAAAAACAGGTGGAACACAAGTCATCGTCGGTGTCGGCATAGAAAGCTATGCTGCTCCTGGCGCAGCAGTCGCGGAAAGCGTATTTATTCCGTGGGCTGATTTTTCAATTCAGGCGGTATCAGAAAAGTCGATGTTTACATCGGCCCGAGGTATCCGCAACAGCTCGTCGAACTCAATGATTAAGCGTCGCTACTCACAGGGTTCAATTGGCTTCATACCAAACGTAAAGAACTTCCCGTATGCGCTCGCATTGGCACTCGGTGGCGTATCATCAAGCACCGTATCAGACAGCGCGTACACGCACACGTTCACAGTCAACAACACAAACGCGACACCTCGAACAGCAACGATCACGGTAAAAGAAGGAGGCATCCAGACAGCGCAGTATTTGAACTGCGTATGTGACGCACTCAGCTTTGAAGTGTCAGATGACTATGCAAAAACAAGCATCGACATCGTGGGCCAGTTCCCGGGAACAGATACTATCTCCGAGAGCTTCGCAAACGAGACAGAATTCGCGTACCACAACTACACCGCGAAGTTTGGCACATCACTCTCAAACGCTGCAGGAAACGCTGCAACACCGCTCAAGAGCTTCAAGCTCGACATCAAAAATAACGTGCAGATCGATGAAGCATTTTTGTCAGGCGCGAACACAATCACATCAGGCGGTCTCGTAAACGGACGCTTGCAGGTAACAGGATCGTACTCTTTGCATTTTTCCGACACAACCGAGCTCGCAAAATACAAGGCCAACACAAAGAATGCGCTCATCGTAACATTTACAGGCGCACTCATCGGAGCATCATCACTCGAGACAATCCAATTCAAACTCGGCCGCTTGGTACTCACAAAGCCGCCAGTAGAATACAACATTGACGGCATCCTTGTTCTTACCCAAGAATTCGAAGTCGAATATGAAGCGACGGATCACGAAATCACTGCAGTGGTTATTAATGCAGTCGACAACGCTGGTACGCCGGTGTACAATCCTTCATAGTATTAATTAATAGGTTAGCTAATAAAAACACACCATGGAAAACACACGCGAAACAAAAGAGCTTATTGTTGGAGCACATAAATTGGTCGTCAAAACATACCTCACAGGCCGAGAGCTCCGCATCATTCAAAACGAAATGATGGACAACCTCGAAATGAAACAGAAGTCAGGCGAGACTGAAATCACCGGCTTCAAAGGCGCACTCCTCCGCGCACAAGAGGACAAACAGATCACAACAACCGTGCTATCGTTTGACGGAAGCACAGAAGGGATACTCGACAAAGTTCTAGACCTCCCTGCTTTCGAGTACCAGGAAGTGGTTGCTTACATAAAAGAAATCACAGAAAAAAAAGAAGTAGCCAGCAGCTAAAAGCGGTACTTGATTACATCCACGGAAAGCTGACTGGCGACATGCTCATGGTAGAAATCTGCCAAATGTACCATTGGGATTACTACACATATTTAAATCAACCGCTCTGGTTTATCGAAATGATCACTGAAAAAATGATCATCGACGGAAAAAAGCAACAGGCCGAGCAACATAAAAAGTAATACATACATGGCAACAGGAGACGAAACACTAAACATAATTATTAAGCTCAAGGACGAAATGACCACCGAGCTTAATCGTGCCAAGTCGAGCTTGGAAGACCTAGAGCCGGCATTCAAAAAGATGGCGGCTGTTGGTACTGCTGCCCTGGCTGCTGTTGGAGCTATTGCCATTAAATCGTTTGATGCCTTTGCTGATGCCCAGGCACAGACGGAGATCACAAACCAGTCATTACAGAATACGCTCGATACTATGAGCAGCGGGTCACTCGAAAAACTCAAAGAACAACTCGGAGTCACCGGAGATGCATTCGCGCGCGTAGCAAACGCGTCAATTGCAGCCGGTGACGCTGCCGTTCAAATGGGGTTTGATGATGAGACTGCAGCGCGGTCATTCGCTAAACTCTTTGGTATTACAAAAGATGTGACCAACGCAAACAAAGAATTGCAGCTGGCAATGGACCTCGCACGATATAAAAATATATCCCTCGAAGAAGCAACACAGAAACTTATCCTTGTGCACTCAGGTGCAACCAAGGAACTTAAGATGCTGGGCCTTGCCGTAAACGACACAGCAACAGCGCAGCAGAACCTGGACTCAATCAACAAACAGGTAACAGGATCAGCGCAGACATTTGCACAAAGCGCAAAGGGTGGCTACGAGCAAATGAAAGTGATGATGGACAATTTGTCAGAATCGGTGGGAGGTGCACTCGCCCCGGCATTTGAAAAACTTATAGAGACAGTCACTCCGATCATTAAAAAGTTTTCAGACTGGGCAGCAAAAAATCCAGCATTACTCTCAAAACTGATACTCATCGGTGGAGCAATAGCCGCCCTTGTTGCAGTCATGGGATTTTTAGGTATGGTATTGCCTGCAGTTATAGCAGGGTTTACGTTGCTCATGGGACCAGTCGGCTTAGTGATTGCAATCATCGCTGCGCTTATAGCAATTGTTGTTTTAATCGTGCGACATTGGCAGGACCTCAAAGAAGCAACGATGGCGGTATGGAACAGCATCGTCGACTTTTTCCAGGGAGTATGGGACTCAATCACAGCAGCAATATCCTCCGCTTGGAACGCTATACTAAACTTTTTTAGCGCGATCTGGGAAGGAATAAAAGCTATATTTAAATTTCAACTTGATCTCATTGTCGGCATCGTCGTTGCGATTTTTGAATCAATGGGAATAGATATCGTTGCTGTCTTTACAGCGATCGGCCAGTTTTTTATAGAAACATGGCAGACAATAAAAGATACTTTTAACCTCGCAATGCAGGAGCTTGCGCTTTTGTGGAATAACGTATGGCAGGCGATTAGTGATTTTCTTGGACCAATCTGGGAAGGAATAAAAAACGTTGTTTCATCCGGCTGGAATTGGCTCAAAGATAAATTTGTAGCGTTTGCAGAGCCGGTATCAAAGGCATGGACCGGACTATGGAGCGCACTTACAACCGGAGTGACGATCGCATGGGAAACCGTAAAGCAGACCGTCAAGGACTCAATCAACTGGATCATCGATAAAGTGAACAAAGTTATCGAAGCAATCAACGCCGTTGCAGCGAAGGGTGCCGGAGCGATTGGACTCGGAGGAAAAGCACCACAGATCCCAACAATCCCAATGCTTGCAAATGGAGGTATCGTAAACAAACCAACACTCGCAATGATTGGAGAAGCAGGACCTGAAGCCGTGGTGCCACTCTCGAAAGGCAAAGGGGCAATGGGTGGATTTGGTGGTGGCATGAACATTACAATCAACTATCCACAATTTAATTCTCCAGGAGACGAAAGTCGTATGAAACAAATGTTGGACGACTACTTCCGACCTCTTTTGATTAATAATAAAATGAGCGCATAGCATGACAACCCTAACGCTTACAATTGGAGGGGTTGATTTTCTCCCGCAATACAAAACAGGATCGGTTAAAATAATCACACAGCTGCAGAACCGAGCGAATACGATGAAGCTCGAAATCAACCAGATACTCGGCCAGGATCCACCAAGTGAAGGAGAGGAGATCATACTTAAAGACGGAGCCCGTTTTTTATTTGCCGGGTATGTTTCGCGTGTACAGAGCAAGGAAACCGGCATCGGTCAGCTTTTTACACATACCGTAGAAGCAACAGATTACACATACATTCCAATCAACAAAAACGCACAGATCACATACCAAAATAAAACTTTAAAATATATAGTCGAGGACTTGGTGGCAACGTATATCGACTCAGGATATGGAATCACAACAACGAACGTAGCTATCGGGCCAACAATAAACACGATTGCGTTCAACCACATCACGCTTCGAAAAGCGTTCGAAAAAATCGCGGCCGTGACTGGTTATGAATGGTTCATTGATTACGAAAAAGACATGCACTTCCAAGCCCCGGACGTTGTAGCAGCGCCAGAGGAAGTGAACGACTCGACACAAAACATGATGGACGTAAACATTGATGTCGACATGTCGCAGCTCCGAAACTCAATTGTCGTCAAAGGAGGACTTGAGGAAACAAGCGCATTCTTTTCACAGATCATCGTAGCGGACGGAGAGGCACGCGAATGGCTCCTCCGAGAAAAGCCGACAGACATGGAATTTATAAAACTCGCAACCGTTACACAGAACGTTGGCGTGGATCCGATCGATGACGATACTGGGTTCGACTTCATGTTTAACTACCAAGAAAAATTTATACGTTTGACAAGCACAACAACAACGCCAGTCGCAGGAACGGAAATCGAAGTAAGCTACAAATACAATGTGCCAGTCATTGTGAAGGTCCGCAGCGCAACAAGTATCATGGCTGTAAAAGCAATCGAGGGCGGGGACGGATTGCACGAATATACAATCACCGATACATCGATAAAATCGAAGGTTGAAGCCCGGGAACGAGCGATGAAGGAAATACTCCAATATGGAAACCCTCTCATAAAAGGAACACTCACTACACGAACAGGACTACTCAGTCCCGGATCGTATTTCAAAGCTGGGCAGTCGCTCAAAGTGAACTTGCCATCATGGGGGATAAATGTGGACACGTACTACCTTATACAAGAAGTGCAGACAACACTCGATGAGGATGGATCCAATATCGAGTACGGCTACATGGTACGGTTTGGCGGCCGACTGCTCAATGCGACATCATTCCTAAGCAGTATAGCGGGACAAGAAAACGTTACCTTGGCGACAGAGGAAATCGACCGTATCGAAGTGATAGCAGAGGACATCACGATCACCGAGGACATCACACGAAACGGAAACGTGAAGTCAGTCACCGAGACAATCACTATCACAGAAAGCATCTCGCAATTCAATACGACTCCCCCATTTAAATACGCACCAACAGGATCAAACAAAGGAGTATGGAACGCAAGCGAATGGGGATAGTTTCTGTACTGACTTTTAGTAAAATGTTATAATTTATTTATATATGAAAAGCACCACAGCAGAAAAAGTAAATATCATTGGCATACACACATTCCGATGCTATGACATGAGCTCGTCTGAAGCACAGGCGGTAGAACGCAGCATACAGCGCCACATTGACGCGCGCGACACGATGCCAGTAATCCAGTACCAAGAAACCTACAAGGAGCTCACAGAGCTCCTGAAGCCGTATATGACACGCGAGAAGGTAGTCAAAAACCTCATCACAACCGTTGGTAGATCCGCACTTGCACAACGCCTGGCCGGAACGACAACATATACCGGGACAATTAATTATGGCGCACTTGGCTCAAGCTCAACGGCAGTCGCAAACAGCGATACGCAGCTCGGAACCGAAGTATTCCGAAAGGTGGTGGCAAGCGCAAGCTACACGACAAACGTGGCGTTTATAGATTTCTTTTACAGCAAGGCAGACACCAACGGAACATATAATGAGTTCGGGACATTCATAGATGGGACTGGAACAGCAAACTCAGGTCAGATATTTACACACGCACTAACCGGGGGCTGGGTCAAATCCTCGAGCGAATCAATGACGGTGTCCTGTCAGTACACTATCTCATAAAGCCATGGCAAAAATAACCAAACAAATCGGATTCCGAATTACAATAGATGAAGACGAAATTGCGCCAGCAAGCGTGAACGTTTGGATTTACCAGCTGCTCAATCGCCTCGGATACGAACATGAGATAACAGAAATCACAATCGATGAAGTAACCATTGCAATTGAGAGCAAGGATGAAGTAAAAGATCTTCCGATCGGCAAGGAAAAAGAACTGACACAGGAAAGTATGGCGGAAGTCAGAGCGCAAAAAGCAGAGGTCGAACTCAACAAAACTAAAGAACAAGAAAAATAAACCATGGCAATCGCAGCAGGACAAGACATACTGGCGTCGGATTTCATCAGCTCTTCAGCAGGAGCTGGAGATGTTGGCAAAGTAGGAAAATTAAACTCACTAGGTCAATTAGATGAAACCTTTTTTAGTTCCCTCATGTCAGCAAACGTGTATGGAGACGGAAGTGATGGAAGTGTCACTATTAACTCTGGAGCTTTTTCCTCGGGACCGATCACATCAAACGCACTCACTAGAGATGCGTACTTTGAAAATCTAACACTCACAGGTGGGTCACTTGATACAAACGGATATAAATTATTTGTTCGAACTTTGCTCACAATCGACAGCACATACAAAGTACACAATAATGCAACCGGTACTGGTGGAAATGGTGCCAACGCTCCACTCGCTACAGACGGAAGTGGTGGTGGAGTTCAACCGTCAGGCGGAACAGCTGGAGCAGCAAAAACAAGTGGTAGTGTATATAGCGGTCTAGCCGGACTCGCTGGTGCAACTGGCGGAACTGGAGGTACAAATACTGCAGGAAGCGCTGCAACAGTAACAGGAAACGGCGCTGCAGAAAATACAAGTTTGAATCCAACAGCAGGAGCTTTAGGAGGAACAGGTGGGGCAGGTGGAGCAAGCGTGGCGCCAGTTCGAGCAGGAGGTACAACAGGAACCGTCGGAACTGTCGGAGCGGCAGGGTCAGCTCCTGTTTTTGGAACACCACATACAGTATTCCAGCTCAACAGATTTGTTGATCCAACGACAGCACTCATGGCGGCGTACACACATTACAAAGCAGGTAGTCAGTCAACAGCAGGTGGAGGTGGAGGTGGAGGTGGAGCAGGTTCTGGTGGATCAGGTTCGACTTGTGCGCCACACGGAGGAGGAGGAGGTGGGTCCGGCGCATCAGCAGGTGTAGTTTGGATTGCTGCGCGTTCAATCGTAAATAACGGAACGATCGAATGTAAAGGAGCAGCTGGCGGAAACGGTGGACTTGCAGGAACTCACTCGGGTACTGGAGACGTTGGTGGAGGCGGCGGAGGAGGCGGCGGAGCTGGCGGAAACGGTGGACTCATTATACTCATTACAAGATTTGCAATTACCGGAGCAGGTTCAACAGTAGTAACTGGCGGAGCTGGCGGAATAGGAGCAGCAGCAGGTTCTGGATACAACGGAGGTAACAACGGAGTTGCAGGATCAAACGGTGCGAACGGGTCGAGTGGTCTTGTAATTAATTACACATTTTAATAATTAAACATGGATCCACAAAATGAAGTAATAAAAAAAGAACAAGGACACGATGTCAGCATTGCTCTTATACAACGCGACATGGAGTACGTCCGAAAATCGATTGATAAAATCGACGCAACACTCGCGGTCTTTGATCGCAACTTTGCGCGTAAGGATGAGCTCATAGCAGTCGAGAAAAAAATTGATGAAGGGTTCAAAGCACTTAATGATAAACTAGCCGAAAAGGTCGACAGTAAGGAATTTGACCCAATGAAGAAAACATTGCAAAAAATAAACTGGCTCATGATAGCAGGAGTAGTGGTGGCACTCCTATCGCTTGTTATTCAAGCAGGTAAATAACCAGTCCCAAATTGGGACCATACCAGTCCCAAATTGGAACGGGTACCAGTCCCAAATTGGGACTCTAACTATACTAAGTTAACTATAAACAATAACTATATGGAAAACACACACGAAAACATGCCATTCGGACTAGCGGCCGTAGAGATGGAACAGAGCCAGGAGCACTTCGAACTTGGGGCAGTAACCCCAGGAGCAGGTGTCCCGGCCGTTTATATGCCAGAATTTGAGGGCCAGGTGCCCTCGTACGGGCTTTTTGTAGAGAATCAGGCAAAGCAACCAGCCTGCGGTTCACACGCCGGATACGAGCTTGCAGCGATTTTAAAGACACTCGAACGTGGAAGCGTGCAGCATGGTAGCCCGGAGTACCTATGGAAAAAGATAAAAGAGATCGACGGTTTGCCAATTGAAGCAGGAACAGACATGGGCTCCATTTTTAAAGCCCTCAACAAATTTGGAATTTGTGAGAGCTACCTGTTGCCAAACAACGCAGCCGGAGAGACGCTCGAAGTGTACGCAAGCAAGGCAGATCTAACAGAGGACATGGAACTCAATGCAGCGCATAACCGCATTGGGGTGTACGCGTTCACATGGAGCCCAACGCTCGACCAGATCAAAGCTGCAATTTACGCACACAAGGCAGTCATTGTGCTTGCGCGCATCGGAGCAGAATGGTGGTCACCAAGCTGGACTGAAAAAGATTTGATGCCGCTGAAGCCAACACAACCAATCGTATCCGGACACTTTGTAACAGCGTTTGCATACGACGAACAGTATATTTATTTTTACAACCATTGGACCAACCAATGGGGACGACTCGGCCTCGGATATTTTGGCCAGGAATACATGAGCCGAGTAGTGATGATCGGGACAGCGGTAAACCTTGCAGGTAACTTCCAGTTCACACGAAGCATGACAATTGGCGCAACAGGAACCGATGTAGGTATTCTGCAGATCATCTTGAAAAAGTATGAGAAGGTGTTCCCGGAAACACAGAAGGCAACATCATACTTCGGACCAGTCACAAAAGAAGCTGTCAAAAAATTCCAGCTTAAGTACGCGGATGAAATCCTTGTACCGGCCGGAATACCAAAAGACCAGCCAACGGGAAATGTCGGCCCGTTCACATTAAAAAAACTAAACGCGATTATCGCAGCATCAAAATGAAAAAATTCTTTGAATGGCTCGTAAAATCGTCAGCGAATGCAAGCCAGATTTCGCTTACGGTTAAAGGTATTTTAATTGGAGCAGTGCCAGCAATCATCATCCTTGCAAACCTCATGAACATCAACTTGAAAAACCAGGAGCTCACCGCAGTGATAGACCTAGTGGCGCAGCTCATTGTTCTCATCGGCGGAACGATCAGCGTGGCAGTTACAGCGTATGGAGCAGTACGAAAGCTGATACTTACTGCAGCAGGAAAAAACGCGGTGCTTGTGGAACAAGCGCTAGCTGAAGCGACAAAGTTCGAAGACAGTATCTAAAGAGAATTGTGTGCGTGATATTGCCCGGGTCAATTCTCTAACGCGGCTTAGTGTGTAGCATCGTCGGAGAAAAAGGGCGCGACCTCCGCTACCGATCCTGGCAATATCACGCACACAAATGCTTGACACTCTTGCAAGTCCTTGCTATTCTTTGAACAGTTCGAACATACGTATACAGAAAGGGCCCACCTCACTTTTGATTGAGGGGGCTTTTTGTTGTGTGAGTTATCCACTAACAAGAATTGACAAGGATTTACAAGAGAGTAAACTGTATCGAGAGGGGGAGAAACACACTAAGACACTCGCCACTCGAAGCAAAATGAAACGATACCTCATAACAACGAAAGCGCAAAAACTAGAAGGAACGCAGAACACATCAGCGTACCAGATGGCGGTAAGCGCGAGAGGAAAGGTCGAAGCAAAAAAATTATTTAAGCAAATGACAAAGTTTACAGGACGCGCATTTGCACACCAAATCTAATATGGAATTAATCGAACAGATGACACGGCCGCATTTGATTTATATGTTGGCAAAGTATGTGCCAGCAAACAGGTTCAAAGGAATCATCGAGTGGAAAACGGAACACCTGCAGGGACTGCTCAAGTTCTACCTTACGCCGGAGCACAAGGACGACATGATCGGCGAGTATGAGTTCCCGATCGGGTTCGCACCAGCACATGGAGCAACCGAGCGGGGCAAGAAGTTCCACAAGCTCGTCGAGTCGCTCGCAACGCACTACATCATGGTAAAAAATCCATGTGGAAGGCATGGGAATGATGAAGCAGTTATTGTGATCGAAGTTGGCAAGGAGAGCAATGCTATCGTGGAAAACCTTAAACACTTACTAAAACTTTAATTTATTTTTTATGGAAAACACACAAGAAAAAAATCAGGGAGTAGAAGGAGTAGCGCTGCATGATATTGTCATCCTCTCAAAATATCAAAAGACAGGAGAGGACGGAAAAAAGCTCGGGTACTCCTACTACGAAAAAGACCACATTGGAGTGGTCACGCAAGTGAACGACGACAAGCTGGTCATTCTCAAAGCCGATCTTGAGGAGGAAGTGTATAACGTGCAGGAGGAGGAGAAGGACTACTACTACCGCATCGGCAGGGGTTCGGAGGTTCAGTACGAACGTGAGATCGAAAAGGCAGTCAAGAAAGCATCGGAAGCATACGAACAGAATTACAAAAAAATGCAGGAGCTCACGGATTGGCTCTCGACATTTAAATTTTCAATCTCAACGCTCGGCCAGATCGAACGCTTCATTAAAAACTTTAAGAACTAACCATGACAGCCGTAATGAAACAACCGAACGGCAAATGGAGAGTGCGTGACCGCCGCCTCGATGTCGACGAGGAGTTTGAAACCTGCACAGAAGCTCAAGCCAAGGCGAACGAATGTAACCAGCGAAAGCTCCGCGAAATGGCGGGAGAAAACATATGACCGGATACTGTACATCATCCCCATGGTGCGACGAGGACTGCTGCAGATGCGCCCAATGGGAGGACACCGAAAGGGAAAAAGAACGTGAGCGAGCGCAGCAGGAGGAGGTCGCTAGAAAAGAACAGGCCGAGGCAGACGCTGAAGCCCAACAACACCATGATACGCACTAGCTCAGTCAACGGAAGCAAGGAGATGAAGGATGAGGGGTTGGCCATGGCGCTCGAGCAGATCACACCATGGGCAAGCGACGGCGGAAACGAATGGCATGCGATACAGTTCTGGGCGGTTGTGCGCCGGGACCCAGAGGACGAAGGTAGCGTACAGGTGGCATCCATGCGGTCAAAAATGGTAAAATTAGAACAGGGAAATACTCCCTGCACTATGAAAAAAACCATATACATGGCAGCCGCGATTATAGTCGCCGTTGTTATAAGTGTCGCATTTTTTGCGACAACAAAGGTAAGTAGCCAGCAGGTCGAAATAGTAGAAGCAGTAGCACCGATGGATCCACTAACCCACCGGCAGCGAGCATGGCTCGGAGCTCTCGAATGGTGCGAGTCCAGAGCAAACCCGGAAGCAATCAATCCTAACGACCGCGACGGCACACCAAGCTATGGCATCCTGCAGTTTAAGCCAAGCACGTTCACGTACTACCAACTCCGCTACGGCGTTGCAGGAGCACAGACGTACATGGATCCTGGAGCACAGGAGGCGATCGTCGAGCAGATGATAATCAACAACGATGTGAAGTGGTCGCAGCAATTCCCCGAATGTGTGCGGAAGCTCGGAAATCCTCCACAGTTATCCACTCAAAGCATTGACAAGAAGTAACAAGAGAGTAAAATACACACTATGAACAAGCAAGTAAAAATCGAACCATCAAAGTGGTACACGATGCAAGACATCGTACGAGACAAACACTTCCCATGGGCCGGTACATTCTGGCTCGTCCGCAAAGTCGTTGCACTAGATAAAAAAGGAAAAAACATCCTAAAGGCGCAAATTACTGGAGAAGGACGAGGACTCAAGTACCACTTCAAAGGGGAGAACATTATCAAGTTCGTTAATGCAGTCGAGGCCGGAACGGTCCGACTCTAATACACACATGGAACCAAAAAACACAGAGCGAGCTGATGCAGCGCTCATAGCATACACATCAGCAATGGACGCACTCAAGGGGCACCAGGAGGACAATAAAGAAGTATTCGATGCACATCAGAAGCTGGTCATGAATGTGATCGATGCCGAGAACGTGCTCCGAGACGAAGTCGCAGAGCTTAAGGAGAGCGTATCGAACGGACAGTACCGAGCATCATACACACCACAGTCACAGACGTACGCTGACATTGAGGAAATCGACCGCGCAGTATCGCAAGGCATCATCACCCAGGAGGTACGGTCACAGATCGTAAAGACGGTTGATCGAGCAGCGCGAATCACGATCGGCGAAATCCGAGGATAGGGTCGCATTACTAATTTATTAATTTACACACTATGTCAGAAAAAACACATGCGGTGACAACACCAAACAAGCGGCCAGCAGCACCAATCGAGGTACTGCGAAAGCAAATGGACGCGGAGTTCACGACAACAGTCATGAACTACTATCGCGGCAAAGAGGACGAAGCGCTGAGATTTAAAACAGCGGCCGTCGACTATGTGAGAAAGGTACCAAAGCTGCTCGAGTGCGAACGCATCTCACTCTTGTCAGCATTTGTACAAGCGGCACAGTTTAGATTTATGCCAAGCGGAGTGTCCGGAGAAGCATACATCATCCCATACGGAAACGAGGCGAAGTTCCAACTGGGATACCAGGGAATAGTAACGCTCCTTTACCGGACAGAAAAAGTGGTAGGGATCACATCAAACATTATTTATAAAAACGATGTGTTTGAATACCAAGAAGGACTCGACGCAGTATTAATACACAAACCGGCAATGTTTGGCCAGGAAAAAGGCGAAGCAATCGGAGTGTATACGATCGCGCACATGAAGGGTGGCGCAAAGACCTTCAAAGTTATGGACCGAGAGTCGATCATGGGAATCAAAGCGCTCTCAAAGGCAAAGGGAAGCAAAGAGAGCCCATGGAACTCGGACAAGGATCCCGAATTGTGGATGTGGAAAAAGACCTGTCTAATCCAGCACTCGAAGCTCCTCCCAAAGACACAGGAATTGCAGCGAGCAATCGAAGCGGACTACGAAGGCGAAGGCATGGAGCGAGCGCGACTCGACGCAGGAGGCCCTGCAGTCGGCAAAGCATTCCATACACCGGTCGAAGGCGACGATCATCAGACAGATGAAACCGAGCCAGATATTAACCTAGACGGAAAATAGCAATGATACTCTTTTATATTTTGGTAACAACACTCTACTTCCTGCCAACGATTATGGCGATTGTAACAAAGCAGCACAACGTGCTCTCGATATTTGTAATCAATCTTTTCCTTGGATGGACAGTAGTCGGTTGGGTCCTTGCACTCAGCTGGGCAGTAAAGAAATAGTGCGAACGCAGGTGGGCGGTACGGATATTGCAGCGGTCTCATAAATCGCAAAACGTGGCTCGACACCACGACCTGCTACAACAAAAGAGTTATCCCCTGCTTACAAGAATTGACAAGGAATTGCAAGGGAGTACAATAGACATATTACTAATTTATTAATTTATTATTGTTATGGATACACCAAAAGAGATACAACTACCAGTCGACAAACTGAGCTACTCGGGACTTACGCAGCTACTGCGAAACCCGCTAATCTTTAAGCTCAAACAGATCCTCGGAGTGTATGACAGCAAGCGCGGAGTCAGCGCAATGATCGGCGGAGCATGTCACGAAGCGCTCAAGTTTTACTACGGTGGAAATAAGGACCTGTCGGTACCGGTAGACATCGACGAACGACGCAGCGATGCGATGGAAGTCGGATTGCAGTACCTCGACGACATGGATGACGCATACATAAAATATGGCAAGACCGGCAGCCGCGAGAGTATGCTCGAAGGATACACGAAAGCCATGCAAATATATTTTGCAGAGGAACCGGAATACATATTTGAGAATATCCTCATGTGTGAGGAAAAGATGGAAGCGGAAATAAAAAACCACGACGGCCAAGTGTTCCCACTCCCCGCAGTCGGAGTACCAGACCTGGTATACCAGAACGCACCGGGAGACGTAGACATCATAGATACAAAGTTTGTAAAGAGCTTCACAAGCTACGAGAACGACGACGGAGAACCACATGAGGATTACATCAAAATCATACAAGCGAAGTTCCTCGACTACCTCCTGCGATCCACAAAAGGGATCCAGGCAAAGCGGGTAATTTTCAGAGAAATCAAACGAACGACGAATAAAGACGGAGGAGCGCAGATACGCGACTACGTAATACCACTTGATCACGAACCATACGACATCATTTTTATAAACCTATACGCAGACGTTGTAAAAGTAGTATCGAACCCGAACACGATATACCTGCCGAACTTAAGCGATCCATTCGACGGAGAGCAAGCCGGACTCCTCTACGCACAAGGACTGCTCACATCAGACATGAGCGACGTTGAAGTGATGCACAAAGTCAAAGATGTTGCGCTGGTCAGCAAGAAATTTGTGGCAAGCCGACTCGACAAGATCGAAAACAAGAATCTCCTGCCAGAGGAAAAAATCAAACTGCGCCTTGCAGAATTTGGAATACCGGTCGAACCGGTGGAGACAAAGGTGGGCGCAAGCGTAACACAATACCGCTTCAAGGTTAGCGCTGGCATCTCAATGGGAAAGTTTGCAAAACATAAAGCAGACATCGCCCGGGCGATCGAAGCGAAAGGCGAGATACGAATACTGGCACCGATACCAGGAACGTCGCTGATCGGAATCGAAGTACCAAGCGAAGTTCGAACGGCCGCAAAACTTGAAAAAAAACACTACAACATGGGCACACTTTCATTGCCGATTGGAGTGGACGTACACGGAGAGCCGGTGTTTATAAAACTGAACGAGGCACCACACTTGCTGGTAGCAGGTAGCACCGGATCAGGAAAAAGTATAGCGCTGCATGTATTTCTCACGGCGCTCACAAAGCAGATGCCGGTAGACACAATGGACCTGATACTGATCGACCCGAAACGAGTGGAGCTGGTGGCATTTGCAAAAGACAAACACCTGCAGGGCGGCAAAGTTATATACAAACATGAGGACGCAATACGCGCACTCATGGCCCTGGTTAAAGAAATGGACGAGCGATACGAGATACTCGAAAAAGTAGGCAAAAGAGACATCCAGGAATACAACGCGATTGCTGGAGCAAAGGCCATAACGCTGATGCCATACAAGGTGGTAGTCATCGACGAGTTTGCAGACTTTATGCTACGAAGCAAGATCGAGGAAAAGAAAACAAAGGTACCGACTTACTCGAGCAAAACAAAAGCATGGTTGCACAAGGCACTCAAAAAGCGAGCAAACAAAAACGGCGAATTTTTCCTACCAGCAGAGAACCCACTATTTGAGGGCGAAACGACAAAGCACAAAGTACATCCGGCACGCGACTACGACAAGGACTCGCTGGCCGAGATACTCGAAAACCTCGATAGCATGGACGACATCAACAGCGACGAAGCAAACATCGAACTGCTGACGGTACGATTGGCACAGCTTGGCCGCGCAGCAGGAATACACTTGATCCTTGCGACACAGCGACCGAGTGTGGATGTGATCACCGGACTAATCAAGGCCAACTTCCCCACCCGAATAGCATTGACCACATCATCGATGGCAGATAGCATAGTTATCATGGGAGAGCCAGGAGCGGAGAAGCTGAGTGGAAAAGGCGACATGCTGCTGATGCACCCGGGATTGAACGGTCGAACAAGATTGCAAGGTTTCATGATTTAAAAACAATGAGCGATTACGGATATAACGAATCAGATGAAGTAGCAGAGGGGCTCGGAAGTATAGACGAGCAGGATGAGGACGACGAATAAAAAAACTCCCCCAACTCTTTCTTTACAGAGTATATAGGGGGAGCGGAGTCGCAAGGTTTCCCACCTTGCAGGGTCCAAAAGAAAGTATCTTTATTTAATTATAATTGAGTAATAAGAAAATGAAAACAGCAGAATGCGTAACACCAATGCACCCGGACAAACTATGCGATCGAATCAGCGACGCAATCCTGGACGCATGCCTTGAACAAGACCCAATGAGCCGCGTAGCGATTGAGACAATGGGTGGCCATGGAATCATTACAATCACCGGAGAACTCACCACAAAGGCCTTTGTGGACGTCCAAAAGATAGCCAGAAGCATCGTAGGCGAACATTACGGTATCCAATGCAACATCGTATCGCAGAGCCCGGAAATCGCACAAGGCGTAGACACAGGCGGTGCTGGTGACCAGGGTATCATGAGTGGATACGCAACTGACGAAAACGAAGCAATGATCCCGAATGAGCTCTACCTTGCGCGCGAAGTGTGTAAGCGCCTATACGAGAAGTTTCCATTTGATGGAAAGACACAGGTAACGATCGATGAGCATGGCGAGATCAAGACGGTCGTGGCAAGTTTCCAAAACGTATCCGAAGCAACGATTGAGCAGGAAGTAGTGGACTGGATCCGCGAGAACGAGATCCCGCACAACACCGACATGGTCATCCATGCGAACCCTGCAGGAGACTGGAACGTCGGCGGATTTGAGGCAGACACAGGACTCACCGGCCGCAAGCTCGCAGTAGACAACTACGGTCCACAGATCCCGATCGGCGGCGGTTGCTTCAGCGGAAAGGACGCAAGCAAGGTAGATCGCAGCGCTGCATACATGGCACGCCAAATCGCAGTCGACCAACTCAAAATAGCAAAGACCCGCGGAGATAAAAACATCCGAGTGTGGGTAAAGCTCGCATACGCGATCGGAGTAGCAGAGCCGGTCATGGCAACTGCAGAAGTCGAGTACGCGTACCAACAGGGACGCTTCAAGGAACAGCACGATTTGCTTAAGAAAGGAACGTACAACATGACACCAAACGCAATCATCGAATCACTCGAACTCCGGAAGCCACAGTTTGAAAAGACCGCACAATGGGGTCACTTTGGTAACGGCTTTACTTGGGATAACTAACATGCACCCAGAAGATCGAATAGCGACAATAGTGTTAGCAGGGCTCGCCTTTGTATTCAGTTTTATAGCTCTTTTATTAAGCATAGTAGCGGCACTCTCATGTTGAAATGGTGGAATTTAAAAAAGAATAAGTGCCCGAAGTGCAATAAGGATTTTACAAACGTGAAAGTGAAAGTGTATGAAGCAATGGCAATACTACACCACCCATGCGGATTTAAAATCAGCGAGCAACGCTTCAAAGAAATTGCATCGGGACAAGTAGAGCAAGACCTTGACGCGCAACGAGACATGCTACATGTTGAATAACAAGAATTGACAAGAAGTAGCAAGAGCGCGATACTGTACTCATGAGAAAAAAACACACACATGAGTACACAGCAACAAAGATACGCCCGATCATGCAGATCGCGGCACGCCTAGTACAAAAAGACCCAGAACTTGCCAATGACATGGACAAGCTCTGGGCTTTTGTGCAAATGGCCGCGCCAGAATTAAAAGACCAGAGCGTATGCGGAGGTTGCGGCCGGAGCATGAAAGTCAGCTTATACGAAGCAGACCTGCACGATGCCCTGCTAATCCTCGCCATGGGCCGCGTAGTGCGCCAGAACGTGCGAAACGGCATGAGCTTCACGGAAGCGAACAAAGTGCACATACCAACGCTGGTAGCCACTCAGGCGACGCTCAAGAGACAAACAAAGTGCGACTACCTCGGGCTTATTAAACAAAACGAGAACTGGAGTGGGACCGGGTACTGGTGTCTGACACGATGGGCATGGCAAGCACTCCGCGGCGAACCGATCCACAAGGCAGCAAAGTACTGGGAGGGAAAACTACTCGGCCGAAGTATGGCAACAACAACGCTGACAGAAATGTTTGAGAACCACCGCGGGCTGGTACAAAAAGCGCTTGCGAAACGAGCTGCAGTAAAAGCGGACTACCGGGCACGATTTGAGGATTACCAACCGAGCGAGTGGATCAGCTTTGACGAGGAACCACGACAGGAGAAATTGCTATAAGCGCAGTTATCCCCAACCTTCTGCCCTTTCAACTCTTTGCAATTTCTTGCGAGAGGAATATAATGAGCAAAGCAATTTATTATTTTATTTATTTTTTCCATGACACATACAATCGAGGTGCGAGATTTGAGAGGAGAGGACTGGGTATGGACAAACAAATCCTTTTTATTTAGCGCACTCGTTGATGAAAAAATGTATAAAGTATACTCAGGGCTTGCAGCATACGCGCACAACAGCACACAGAAAGCATGGCCAGGAGTAGACACACTTGCAAAGCGATTGCACATGGGACGAAATACAATACTCCGAGCACTTGCGCTTTTAGAAAAGAACTCTTTTATTTCAATAGAAAAAAAACTAGGCGAGCACAATGTGTACTCGCTCTTAAAAGTGCCACCAATGGCATACGAGGACGACGAGATCCCGAGTGTTGGAGTGGTACCGATAGAACCTAAAAAACAAACACCCGCAAATAATGCGAGGTCATTCTTTACAGGAGTACAAGCACTCTCAGACAAGACAATCCCATTACCACCAGAGGCCATTGAGGTCCAGGAGTTCCTCCGAGCACTCAGCTCGAAGTACCCAGGAGCAACGAAGGAGATCGTGTGGTCAGAGATTAAGAAATTCGAACAATACTGGACAGAGCTGAACGCAACCGGAACGAAAAGACGCTGGGAAAAGCAAGAAGCATTCATGGTCGAGCGCCGACTTGCGACATGGTTCAGTAAAAAAGAACAGTTTAAAA